TTCGAAGTCACCATTACTCATACTTTTTCCACCAGTCTAGATAAAGTGTAATCAGCAATTTTTGCTCGAATCATCGTTGGAATATCTGTAAAAGGATCTTCCAAGAAATAAGAGCAACCATTCGTCCAACTATTATACTTGACAAACTTTGCAAAATCAAGCATATGCTTGCGATTGCGAGGATCAAATTGTACTCGCTCTCTTGGAGCAAGAACAGAACGGCGATATTCATTTGTCATCGTAAAAATACCTGTCCTTTCGTTTGGCTGGAATACAGATTAGTATACCTGAAACAAAGCCACAAAGAAACATCAAGATGCCAAAAATATATCCTGAATCTTCCATCAGCCTTCACCCTCACGTGGTTCGGTGGCAAGATCATCAATCACTTCCCATCCAAGTTCAACGAGACGTTCCTCGACTTTGTTGGGATTAGCACCACGCAATTCTTCTGGAGTGAAGACAACCACACAACAACCCATTGCTTCGAGAGCACGTCCATGCTCAACAACTTTAGACATGTCAATCATTAGTAGTGCTCCGCACCTGGATCAAATTCAAGATCATCATAACTGATGGTCTCAGCCTCACCCTCATCAGCATCGGCGTCACAATCCTTGTCGTAAGCAGCAAGAATCTCATGCACCTGCGTCAGAGGAATACCAAGAGATGTTGCAATCTCTGATTCTTTCATGCCATCGCTGTGATACATGTCAATGACATCAATCTCTAAATTAGCAAAGTATCCCATTAGAACGGTACTCCTTCGATGGGTATAGAAACTTGATTCAACTCAGCCTGATACTTGCGATCGCCGACAACCAAAAGAAGGTTGCGAGCGCGTTCAAGTTTCTCAGCAAGATCGTAACAGTTCTTGGCACTCAAATCAAGTTGCGAAAGAGTGTTCGCAAGAACATGATCGGCACCATTCACCAGATCGATCGCTTCACTCAACAACGTTTCAGTTTGTTTTCTCATATCAACCCCAATCTTTGAAATTGCCAGATTGTTCATTGTCGTCAAAACCAAGATTGTATTCAGCAATCTGCTGCTTGGTCATGAATCGCTCAGGAATCTCGTCGCTGGCATACGTCGCATCAGTGAAGAAGTGTGGACGACGAGGACGACGATAGTAACTGTCGGCAGAGCCACGATCGTACGCACCGCCATGTCGTTTGTCGATATTCATTATGCAGCCACCGACGAGTCACGCCACACAACCTGCACACGAGGAGCAGCATTCTTTTCTTTAGCAAGATCGTCGAAGAAATGATTGCCAGGCAACGGAGCGACGAAAGTATCCGAGAGGATTTTCTTGTCAGCATTGCCCTGCCATACACGCTGGACGGTGCGAGCACGGAAAGTGCCGTCCATCTCGCTGATGCCGATCACGACACCAACATAATAACAGTCATTGACACCAACGAAGTCAAGAGACTTGACGACGTCACCAATTTTCACAGTGTTTTCGCTTTTCATAATTATATTCTAACTGAATCCTTGCAAAACGCAATAGGAAAAAACCGAATAGAATCAATAACTTACGAGCACGTCCTGGAACACCTGTTTTGCCTGTTCGAAACTGGTGTCAGGAAGGTCGATTTTGTTGCCAGTAGAGCGGCATTCAATCTCATAGTGATAATCTGACACATACCAGAGTGTGTGTCGAGCACCAAACTTGTCGTTTTCAGACATGATATACTGGTAATTTTTCATGGCTTTAGACTTCGCCGTTTGCGTAGGACTGAATGAAAAACGTGACGTCTATAATGAGTTCACGTAACTCGTGGTTGGTCGCCGTTTCTGGCTTGGCTGTGGGGTAGTCAAATCCCGCTGCTATTGCTGCTGGTTTGATAGCGTTGACTAGGGTAATGAGGCGTGCCCGTTCTTGCTGGGCTGCATTTTCTTGATACGTCATACAACAATTGTCGTATAAAACACAGGAGAAAACAACAGAGAAATTTCCTGTAAAATCAATAACTTACGACATCCTCTCTCGCCGAGGAGAGAGCCGAGAGAGCGGCGTTAGAATGGGGGTTCCCCTAGTTCTGGGGGCAGGTCGAAATAGCGTATTCGGACTCCTGCTTCGCGCAGCATGGTTTCCGCATGGTCGATCGAGTAATGCTTCCCAGCACCCTTACCTGTGAATGGTCGATTCGGACCGATGACTTCCTTGATACCTGCTTGGATCAATGCGCGTGTGCAATCAGCGCATGGCTTTGGTTCCCAGTTCAGATATGCACGAGAATTGTTGAGCGAAACACCAACACGTGCAGCATTGAAGATTGCATTGCGTTCAGCATGTTCAACCCAGTGATACTTTTCTGGACGCTTCCAGCGATCTTTCCAATCTTCTTCAATGCCTCTCGGAAATCCATTGAAACCCGTCGACAAAATGACATTGTCATCATTGACGATCACGCAGCCGACTTTTGTCGACGGGTCCTTGCTTTTCTGAGCGATCAGAGTAGCCTGTAAGACAAACAATTCATCCCACGATAGTTCATCACGAATCATAATATAATCTCAATGGTTACTTGATTGCAATCTTACGAGGTTTCTGTTCTTCAGGAATGACATTTTCTAATTGAATAGAAAGAATGCCATCAGCAAGGGCAGCATCACGAACCACTACTGTGTCTGACAAAACAAATTGGCGAGCGAATTTACGACCAGCAATACCCTTTACAAGATATTCGCGAGTGTCTTCTTCTACCTTTTTGCCTGCAACTTTGAGAGAGTTTTTCTCAGCAGTGATTTCAATCTCATCAATCTTATATCCAGCAACTGCTAGTTCCACGACAAAGTTGTATTCGTCTTTCTTGATGACATTCACTGGAGGAAAAGCATTGGATGTTGCTGTTAGTAGATGAGCCGCATTATCGAGAGCAGCGAACGCATTTTCAAACCCAAGAGCAGTTGGAAGGAGGCGATCGAGTGATGCGGATGTGAGTGTTGTGATATTTGTCATTTTGTTACTCCTTTAGTAAGCAAGTATAGTTATGGAACCCCAAATGAGCATTCCATCTCTATTTATATCAGTTTGACACACCAGTTGAACCAAAACCACCGCTGCGCTCAGAGTGCTTCTCTGGTCTTTTTGTAACAACAGTAAAGTCAAAGGGTTCATTTGAAACAATCTCAGCCTGAGCAATGCGATCACCGCGACGAATTGTTTGGTGCATCTTTGAGATATTCGTTAGAAGAACAAACACCTCTTCTTGGTAGTCTGCGTCGACAACACCCTCGCTGTTTGCTAGAACCAATCCTTTCTTGAGCGAAAGTCCCGAGCGAGGATGAAGGCGAATGCTGTAGTTCTGAAGTGGCAGAGAACTATCGTGTTTTGTAATGTCTGCATATGTTTCAATCGTAACGTGACGTTCGATCTTGAAGATCAACCCTGTGGGAACCAGCAGACGATCTCCAGGATAAATGAAGAATTCTCCAAAACTGTTTACTGATCGCTCAGTAGGAGAATTGAAGGAATCATATCCATTGACAACATTTGAAGTTGGCTGGAAAGATAAATCGAAACAATTTGCGAGAGTAGTGCCGTATGTTGGAAGTTCAATATCATCACGAAGTCTATACACATTCACAATTAGCATAAATTATCCTTCCTTCTTTTTCTTCCCGATTGTATATTTGGAAACCAATTGCCACTCATTCTTCTCCTTGAACGGAAGAATCTTGATCTGGCTCAATGGTGCGACGTTATCCTTTGTCTTATTCTCATCTACGAGTTTCACCAAACCCCACTCAGCCATTAGATTCGCAATCGTGTTACGACGCTGAATGTCATTGTCTGACATATTGGATGGCTTACCGTCTAGTTCAAAGAGTTCTTTGAAATGAACGATGTAATACTTTCCTTGCTTATGGAGGATATGGCAGGACTGATAGAGAATGTTGTCGTTCTTAGCAGCGACTCCAATGCGAGTAAGTGTCTCGCGAACTTTGAGGAAGTCGTCTTGCTTTTCTAATGTGACTTCTACTAATTTTTCGACCATGGTCAATCACCCTTATATAATTGTTTCTTCATAGCGGTGATTTGGTCGTCGGATAGAATCTTCATTGCTTCTTCGGCTTTCGCGTCAGAGTAACCATAATATTCCTTGACAACACTCAAATCACTACTTTGAGCCTTTTTATGCCATTTGCTGTATGGACGCTTTTGGGCTCTAACAATATTTAGGAGAAAATCATATTTGAGTTTATTATCCAGAGTCGAAAACTTATTCATCTCGTTCGCCCAGAGAACGGTGTCTCTATGAAACGAAAGTGCTCGATTTACCATAAACGATGAATATGATTTTTCATCCTGTTCTGTCAGGAGAGCATATTCTTTCGTCTGGAGAATCGAAGGGATAACTTCTTTGAATAGATCAGCCATTGTTCGATCTCATTTCACGGTTTTTGCTGCTTTTTTTCTAGCCGCAATAAGAGGTTTAATTGCATCTGGGTTATTCTTCAGATATTCCTTTCTAGCAATGCTCCTCTTCATGCGCAGTTCTGGATTATTTTTATAAGTTTCCTTGAGAGAATTCGACATCTTTTCACGAGTGTCTTTATTTTTTGAAGGATGTTTATCTGGATTGTTCTTATGCCATTCTTTCCTTTGGAGGCTGATGGTTTCTTTGGCTTCTGGGTTATTTTTATAAAATTCAATCATCGAGGAAGACATCTTCTCAAGAACTTCAGGTCGATGTGTTGGATTATTTTTTCCAGAAAATAACAAATTCATTTTTTGTTTATGCCTATCTCTAATCTCTTCGTTCTTCATTGGATTGGATTCAGGATTTTTTGCTAATCTTTCTTTCATAGCAATAGAAAGTTTTTTACGATTTTGTGGTTTTTTAGCTGGATTATTTTCGCCTGCATAAATCTCAGCCATCTTTTTTCGGATCCATTGATATTGTTTATTATTTCTAATGAAACTACCAGATGAGCGCGGTGCAACAGTCATCATATGAGCAGCATATACCAATTTGGAATTATCTGGATATATTTTCACCAACAATTGATGCGCAACATAATGTTCTTCTGCTGTCAGATCAACAAGATTATTCGCAGCATTATTCCCACCCATACATCTGGGAATAATATGATGTCGCTCGCAGTAACCCTCAAGCAATCTATTTTTTGCTCTTTCAATTAGAGCATCATAGTGCTTTTGATAGTTCATGAGAACTTACACTCCACCATCATCTCGGTAAGACATGCGGTGAGGTTCAGTTCCTGGTCGGCAACAAATGCTGCCTGATATTGATA